ACTATAGATCTAATAGAGTATCGTAACTCTTCGTTATCGCCATCTTTACATATATAAACAAAATTCATAGCACTCCAAATAAAAATAACGGGGCAGATAGTTAGTCTGCCCTGCTATTAATTTTTACTTTACAACTTTCTTTGCAGGCTTCTTTGCAGCCTTCTTTTTAGCAGGTTTGATATTCTTCATTGCATCATCTACATCCTTTGCAATTGCATCAAACTTTCCAAATGCTGGATCTTTTGGATTTGCTGCACGAAGAACAACTGGTACAAGAGCAGCCACAAGAGCAGCCCACATGTCTTTAGGATCTGTAATTCCTGCAGTATATAGTGCAACAATACCAGCAAGAACTGAACGTCCATAAGAGGCTACCATAGCCTTTAATTGTGCGTTATTCATTTAATCACCACCCTATTTTTATTATACACTATTGCTTATCTTTGTTTTGTTCAACAAGAGGTCGCAATTGTTTAACGATATTCATCAAAATTGGACCAGTTCGATAATCTCCAAGGTCGCCACGATTTGTTTCTTTTCTACAGTATTCAATGACCTCGTTTATTTTTGCCATTGTATTTTCAATATAATCAAATGCCCAATCTCTTGAATCAGATAAAAACTTTATAAAATCTTCATTTGAATCATCTTTAAACTTAGACGAATTCTCTAACTCTTCTTTCATTGTAACCATCATAGATAGAGCAATTTGATTATCTAATAAACTTTGAGTTAATGCCATTTGAATTTTAACAGCCTTATACAGTATAAAAATATTAAATATAACTAAAATTCCTATTACCCAACTATACCACTGCATTTTTCTCCTCATGTGTAGGCCAATAATATTTGCATGGCTCTTTTTTGTCTGGACAGCAAGGAATATTGTAAGGACTTGATACTGCAGATTGATATTCTACATAGTATATGGGATCTTTATGAAATAAGTTAGCCCGATGTGTTGTTATTACACGCATCAATTTAGTTTCATCTTTCCAAAAAGATGGAACATTGTTGCCCCAGTTTTCCCAGCATTGATCTTTTAAATCATTAAGATTTGCTTCATTGTTCTCTGTTCTAATGCCACGCATCTTTGCTTCTTGAATCATAGCCTGTATGTATTCCCACAGACCACGTTCAAATCCCCGCCACATCAAAACTGCTGGATGATTTCGCCAACCACCAGTCTTAGACTTGCCAGACAAAACATTAAGAATTTGATAACCTTCTAATATTTGCTTATTTAATCTTTTACTATCTAAAAAATATGCAGAAGTATGCAAGTCTGCTTGTGGCAAAAATGTTTGCATTAAAATAACTCCTCATCATCTGTTTCTATATTAAATATATCAGATTGTAAGGCTTGTGTCAACTGTGCAAAGGCAACAACAATTAGCCCGACAAATGAAACAAACACACCTAACACAGATAAACTAATCCATTTTTTCATTTTTAACCTTCATTCCTAAACATTTTTTACAAATAACATAACTATTGCCAGTAAAAGGACAAGATCCTGCATTAATAGAAAAATCATGACCTTTAATCTTACAGATTATTTTTTTAATCATTTTACTGCATCTCTTACTAACATTACAACGGCACCATTATCTTCTAATGCCTTTTTTACTTTCATCATATACTCTAATGCTCTTCTTTTTTCAAACTCATCTAGTCTCATAAATTGTTTTTCATTTGCTCTAACTGTTAAAAAATGTTCATTATCTATAATATCAACAGCAAATCCTCTTGGTGGAGTAATTGATCTAAATGCACGTTGCATAGTATCTGTATACATAATTACATTTCCAATGTTAGATTTTCCCAAATCTCTGCCCAACGAGATTTAGTTTTATGATTGTTAAACTCTCTAGATATATTTCCTTTATCTAGATAAACTCCACCCCAAACTCCGTATTCTTTATTAGAGATTCCAACAGCAAAACATTGTCTAGCAACTGGGCATGCAAGACATACATTATCTATTCCATGTCTAATGTTTGGATTATCTTCATACTTATCAAAAAATAGATTAGTATCATAATCAAGGCAGGCAGCATCTTCTTTCCATAGTTGTTTATTCATAGTTATTCCACATGACTGCTTTTAATATTCCATCCATCTTTGTTTGGCTCATATACTGTTTTAATATGCCAAGCATTATTTACAAATGCGCCATTTTGTTTATACATTGCGCTATTTGATTTTGATAAATGAATAACATTCCATCCATCCCAAGAAAGGCTAGAGTTTTTATTAACAATTTCTTCCATTTTATTTAGATCAGAAATAATCATTTTGGTTTTCCTAGTGTGAGAATATGCCGACTTCGACATCGCTATCCTGTGCAAATGAAACCAGTTTTGAGACACGCTCTTTTGGTTTACTAAGATACGCATAATAGTTAATGTCATATATATTTTCTACTACCCACTCTGGGGTTACTTTGTAGAACTTTATCTTTTTACCTCTTGCCTTTAATCCTTTTTCAGAAATATTGCAAAACTCTGAAACAAAAGAATTAATATTTGATGGACCTAAAGAATAAACTATATACTCATCATCATTTTGTTGCATTGATGATAATCCAATGCCCATAGCGCGAAGGAATACGTTGTAGTCATTAAACTCATTTGTTCCCTGTACCACGATTTTCATTTTTTGCCCTATTCTTTAGTTTGTCCAGTATAACCATCATTTTGCCTACATCTTCATTTGACATGTTTTGTATATCAATTGGAGAAGTTGTGCTTCTATCTACTTTGCCATCTTCAACAACTGCTCTGTAAAATACATTCTCGTGTACCCAGTAAGCATAATCTTCAGTAACTAAAACATCTATAATATTTGAATTATAGTGTTTTAATGATTGAGTTTTTTTAATAACAGTATTGACAATATACGAAGGTATAAATGGACCAATAATGCTATTAATATGGCTTTGTCTATATTTAATTTTTTTACTTTCTTTTTTACCGCTTAATTTAATTATAGCAAAAACAAACAGCGCTGTCAAGAACGATACAAGCAAATCATTCATAAATTAATTGTATCATCTTTCTACGAAAGGATTATGCGTTTGATTTCTAGTAGAAACTTTTTCATATCTTCATCCAACTGATCTACTTTGGCTGGATTAAATGCTTCTGGAGATAATGTTACAACTGGATTGTCTGAAAATAAATCCATTTCAACAAAACCATTTTCCCAAAGATGCATCATTTCTTTATTCAGCATACTTGTGTGCAATGCATAAAGTTCTGGATGAACCTCTTGTAGTTTATTTGTAAAACTATAAAGTGCTTCACCTTCTTCATCAAAGCCTTTAAATTCTACAGCACCTTGATCAATTAGCGTTAATAGTAGTTGTTCTTCTGGACCAAGGTTCATGAGTATGACTCTCCCTTGCTTCTATTTTCTATTAATTTTTCTCTTTCATCAACAAAAGAATAGGCATATGCCATCATTTTTTCATATCCAACTGGATCATTCATAATCTTGTTGTAATGATGTCCACAGAACATTAATTCACCATTTACACCAGTTACAGAAACATATGCTTGTGCACCACAACTATCACAACGATCATTTGCAGTTAAAAGCCAAACTCGTTCTTCTGGATTTTGTGTCTTTAACATACTAAACATATTTTACATCCTTTTATTGTCGTTTGAGTAAAATCCCTTACCATTAAATTGTACACTAAAAGGAGTGTATTGTCTAGTCAACACCTCATTACATTTTTCACAATTATATACTGTTTCTGGTTCTAAAATAGATCTAGTTTTTGTTATCAAATCATTACAAGTTGAACATTTATAAAGGTATTCAGGCATTATTTTATTTTATTTCCAAATCGTGACCAAAGTCTTTCATGAATATAATATCCAGTAGACTCCCAACCAATGTAAATGAGAGCACCTAAACCAGCGTACTCCCATTCACGAGTAAACAAATAAATAAGACCGTATACAAATCCTATATGAAAGCACTGCCAACTAATAGTTTTTTGAATACTTCTCTTATATGATTCCATA